GTAAACTTGAACGCTTTAAAATATTAAATAAAATGGTTAAATAAGCATATAAAAATAAATAATAAGTAAAGCCACACCCAGTGTTAAATTGAGTGCGGTAAAAATGTTTTGAAAAGATTGGCTATAGGTTTTAAGCTAAGCGGATCCTCTCGGTCCAATTGTGTGTTGAATAAAATAAAAATAAAATTTGGTCTGTCCAAGTAATAAATATATAATATTGACAAGAAAAATAATATAATTGGTAAGTTACTATCTCTCCTGTTGGCCGTTTTTAGGGCGAATTAATCCTTGTAGATCAATTCGTAAGCATCGGACTTTCGTGCCTGAAGTGCCGATACTTTGTGTGGTGGTGCTTGTTGTGTTGTTGTCTTTGTTTTTGTTTTGGTATTGTCTGATCCCCAATCATCTGGGTATTGATGTGCTATTAGTCGCATTGGTGGTATGCCGACATAGCATCCTACTTGAGTCTCGTCTCCAAATGCCATCAGTGTGTCGATCTCGATATTGTCGGGTTCCGCTCCTGTGTCTGTTCTTAATGCTAGAAATAATCGAAAATTTGTAAATGCTGTTACATCTCCTATATTCATACTATCGAAATATTTATCTAGTAGTGTTGTTCCTGATAATGTCAAAAATGGTATTTCAATCTCTGCTTCGTGATTTTGGTCGAAATAAGCCATGGGATTTGCTTGTGAAGAAATGTTTGAATCCATGAAAGTTTGTATTGCTGTTCCGTCTGGTACTGGAAATGCTATTGGTGTGAAATAGATATATCCATGAAAACGTTCGCTATACTGCGTATCTTTCTTGAATCTTGGTTTAATCTTTAAGCAAATTGGTCCACGAAATAATCTATACAAAGATAAAAGCTTTGCTTGAAATGGTAATTTTACTGAATTGTTGGTCATAAAGCTATCAAAAGTAGTTGTAAAATACAACTCATTGCTAACTTTGTATCCTTTCCAATCTGGAATTGTCCTACTATATCTCTTAGCTAACTCTTGCAAATTTTCATATTTCTCACCGAAGTGTGGTACGGCTGGGTCATATGTGAACTCTTTATCTGGTGCCATTGGGTGACTCTCTTGTTTGTGTGGGTCCATATTCACATCAAAAACTTTAGACTTAATCTTTTCCTTAACTCCTCCTGTCTTTGTGTCTTTCGTTGTCTCTTTTCCTTTTCCTTTGCCTGAATGTGCATTTATTCTCGCTGGTGTGTTGGTGAAAACAAAACTACTATTAGATATTGTTGGGTTGCAAAATTCAAAATCATCTCCTCCGTGTTCGAATAAGTTGATTTCAACAAATGGTACTACTGTTTCTGGTGCTCGTAATGATGCGCCAACTCTTATAGCAATAACTCCTGAAAAATAATCTTGGAATCTAAAACTATCTTCGCCTCCTGTGGCTGATAGCTTATATCCCTGATGAACTTTTCTCCAAGGTTTATCACTTAAGAATGGTGCTGAAACGCTGATTGCGTTTTGTGCTCCTCTTACTACAAATGAAACTGCGTACTGCGACATTCCTGATGGTATAGTCGCTGGTGCTGTGTCAACATTTGGGTGAAATGTGATATCCAATCGCCCTTCGTGAAATTGTGAATTTACTACATCTAATACGTAATTTAATGATCCTCGCCAATGCTCAAACATGTGAGCCATGTATTCTAGCGGTGATAAATTTACATTGTTTCCTGCCATCTCGTGTGTGATGTGTGCCATCGGTCCTACTCTCATTGTGTACAATATCTTTCCTGGTTCGTCTGCTGCTTTCCATTGAATGGTATCGACATAAGATAGTACTTTCTGCGTAAACTTCGATACTTTAAGTACATTCTTGGTATTAAAATGTTCCTCATCGCATAGTTGTTGCGCTCCTGGGTCTGCTACTAACTTATCGACATACTCTACTCCCTTAGTGCTTGATAAATATCCTCTCGTCTTTCTCGTAATTACATCTGGTTGCGTTGCGCTTTGTGGTTTATCCAAAATGCTCAACAAATCTCCAATTAAATTCGCTGGTTCGAATGCTTCTTTAAATTTATCCATAACTCCACTGTGTGCTACTATTCCTTCTTCATCCAATTGCATCTGATCTAAGATCTTTCTCAATTGTCTATAGCTCGTTCCTCCTGATCTCAAAACTTTGAATTCCGATTCTTCGAATGTTACGAAGAATTTCATTTCTACAAAATTTGGTGATCCTGCTACTGCTTGTAATTGATTTTCAACTATCACGTAAATCTGTCCTAGGGCATCTCCTGCTTGGATGTCCAAATATCCTTTGTAATAATTAAAATCAATGGCGAGCTCTGCGTTGCTGCCTTGTGCTGGGTCTAGTACAATGTGTTGATATGAATATAAATTTCTGATATCCAACTTTGGCTTTATTACTTTCGTTTTTGGTCTCATTGTGGGAACAAAAACAATTATAATTCTGCCTTGGTAGAATCTAGAAGCTACTAATTGAAAATAAGCTTTGCAAGTTTTAAAGCGATTGTAATTAAATCTCGTATAGTTTATGGCTGTTACATCTTGTGTAAGTAAGTCAGTCACAACATCGTAAGTTTTCAAAACTGTTGTTGGTGCATCAGTTAAAGACCATTTAATCGTGTCGACTAATGTTTTTCTTGATAACATAGACTCTAATGTCCACGGTCTTTCTGCTAAATGCGATGTTGCTCTCTTGTTACCTAAATAGATATCTTGTGCCAATTCCTTCGTCACTACTGCTGGTTTATCTTGCTCTACTAATGTTACTCCTTCTCCTTTCAATGGTACATGTGTGGTCTCGTCTAATGTTGATTCTGTTGATTGTGGTGTTGTTGTTGCTGTATCTGTCATGTTGGT